GATTATTATCGCTGCTCAAATGAACATTTACATGGAGCTGTCAGATATATGATTTTTCGTCCTGCCAATTTAAAGCAAGACCATTACACCCGAATACCAAACTTACTCCTTCGAGGCGGGATCTCCGCCAGTGAATACAGAAATGACGGGCTGAGCCCAGAATCTCTAGGTGTTCTCGTCTACCTTCTCAGTCATGTCGATGACTGGCAAATAACTAACAACCAACTCTGCACTGTCTTCGGTGTCGGTAATGTGAAAATGACTCGCATTACTGATGAGCTAGAGGAGGCTGAATACATCCGCAGAGAAATTATCCGAAACCAAAGTGGTCATGTCGTCCGGTGGGACTGGCTGGTTACTGACGTTAGGGGTCGTTTTCCACTAGATCATCAAAACCCAGATCAAGTAAACCCAGATCAGGGTAATCAGACCCAAAGAACAAATATTATTACTAACGAACATCAGAAAGAACAAACATGCTGGCGGTCTGATCTCCTTAACGGTAATCCGGAGGGTATTTCTTCTAAGCCATGGACTACTTGGTGGGAGTACAAGCTAGAAAAGCGTAAAGGCAGAAAGCCTGCGGCAAAGATGCTCAGCTCTCAAACCGAGGACTTCAAGGTTATGAAGCGCCAAGGTTTCGATATTGCAGGTGTTGTGGATTTTGCGATCAGCCGAGGCTGGGAAAGAATCGGCAGCCCTGACTGGGCAGCACTCAAGTGTTTTAAAGGTCACGAAAGAAAGAATGACCTGCTGGGAGCTGTCAAATGATGGACGTTAAAACGCTAGCCCAGCAACTAGCGCCTCATGCTGCTGGTATCTGTCATGAGCTATACCCTGACGGTCGCGTGGAGTCAGGGTGCTACAAGATTGGATCGATACAAGGCGAGAAAGGCAGGAGCATGTCCGTCTATCTCAACGGCGATCAATGCGGCAAGTGGATGGACTTCAGTACTGGCGAGGGCGGCGACCTGCTTGACCTCATCATGTACAGCCAAGGTCTTACCCTAGTCAACGCAATGGACTGGGCAAAGAAGCGCTACGGTATCCGCGACAACACCCCCGCCAAAAAAGTTGCTCCGGCGGAAAAAAAGAACTACACCAAACCTCAACCCCCAGCTCGTAATGAAAGCGCTCACCTCCATGGATATATGGAGAAGCGAGGATTCAGGGATGTGGGAGAGGTGTGCTTTCGCTGGAAGATATACGAGACCGATGCACGGGGGGGTCAAGATGTTGTGTTTCCCTTCTTCAACACTGAGGGCAAAGAGACATTCCTTAAGACTAAACCGATCAACCATGACGGTAACCCCTCTACCCAGAAAGACCTCAAGCCAATCCTGTTCGGCTGGCAAGCCATGCCCGACGATGCGCGAAAGGTCTGGATTACTGAGGGCGAGTGGGATGCCATCGCTTGTGGTGAGTTAGGGTTCCCAGCCTTATCGGTGCCAATGGGTGGGGGTAAGGGCGCTAAGCAGACTAAGTGGATCGCCCATGAATACGAGAACCTCGCACGCTTTGAAGAGATATTGATCGCTACTGACATGGATGAACAGGGGGAGCTTGCCGCCGCAGAAATTATGTCGAGGCTTGGTGACCGCTGTTACAGGGTGAACCTCCCGACCAAGGACATCAACGAGCTGCTGCAAAAGGAAGGCTACGAGCAGGCGCGCTGGATGCTGGATTGCGCCTATCAAGAGGCACGCTGGAAAGACCCAGAGACCTTGCGTTCTGTACTGGACTTTGAAGCGGACATCGATGACTTCTTTGAGAACAAGATGGACGACACACAGGGCTTCGGCTCTGGTTGGGCGAAGCTGGACGAAGAGGACATCAAGTTCAGACCCAATGAGCTATGGGGTGTTTGCGGGATCAACGGTCACGGTAAAAGCATGTGGCTCAACCAGCTGTCACTCAATGCTGTAGAGCAGGATCAAAAGGTGCTGATTGCATCGATGGAGATGACGCCCAAGGCAACCATGGGGCGAATGGTTAGGCAGGCTGCTGGATCAGAACAACCACCTCAGCCATACCGAAAGAAACTGCTTGAATGGATGTGCCCCAACCTGTGGCTGTTCGTTGACAAGCTGACACCCAAGCCTGAAGACCTAATGTCTTGCTTTGAATATGCGTATCGACGTTACGGCATCAATGTCTTTGTGATTGATAGCTTGACCAACATGGTCAGGCAGGATGATTACGAGGGGCAGCAGCGCTTCATCGAGAAGCTGGTCAACTTCAAGCTGGCGTTCCCCGTGACCATCTTCATCGTGACCCACGTCAGGAAGGGTGAGTCAGAGTATGCGGCGCCCAATAAGTACGACGTTAAGGGTTCAGGCTCGATCACCGACCTTGCAGACGGATTCATAAGTGTCTGGAAGAACAAGAAGAAAGCCGAGCAGATAGAGCAGGCAGAGATGCTGGGCGAAGAGCCTGACGAGATGTACACCAAGCAGTGGGATACCTACCTCGAGGTCTTGAAGAATCGAAACGGCATGTATGAAGGCAAGGTTGGCTTTGAGTTCGATAGCAAGTGCTGTCAGTACAGGGACAGAAAGAACGGCAAGGCTCGTTACTACATTAACTATTCAAAGGAAAATTAAATGGATCAGGAACAATTTGCACAAAAGATTAGGGAAGCGGGCATCGCTGTTGGCAAGGCTGAGTACGAGTTATCGAAAGCCGATGCTGATGAGAAGAGGATCGTCGCGCAGACCATGGTCGTGGCTGAGGCGCAGGGCGCCAAGACAAATGCCGCGCAGCTAAGGGCTTCCGACGAAGACTGCAATGTGTACGAGGCTCGTCTATCTAGGGGTAGAGCCAAGGGAATGCTGGCTGCTGCCAAGTCAGAGATGCTGGCGGCTGAAGTCGAGTTCAAGGTCTGGCAATCCATGCTCGCCAGTGAGCGTGCAGAGCGGAGAGTTTACGGGACATGAAGGGACGCGGCGCGAATGCGATTGACAAGAAATGGATGGACGACATCACCCAGCTCGGCTGCTGTGTCTGCCACCGTCAGTTCAACGTGTTCTCGCCAGCTGAGGTGCATCACATCGACGGCAAAACCAAGGAGGGGGCGCACCTTAAGTCGATACCCCTTTGTTACAACCATCACCGAGGGGGTGAAGACAATGCCAGTTATACAAGTCGGCACCCGTTTAAAAGAAAGTTCGAGAGCAGATACGGCACCCAGCTAGAGCTGCTGGATTGGACGCAAGGGAGGATCAATGAAATTCACGGAGTTTGACAAGCTACAGCTGACTCCCAAGAGGCAGCGACAACCCAAGGGGCACTACCATTTTGACCCAGAGCCACCCAGACAAACGCCTATACGGTTGTGTGACTGTTTGGCAACGACAGATTGGACAAAGCCCTGCAAATATTGTGGAAGGAGTAAGAAGAAATGAGCATTAATATGGCGACACCAGCGCAGTGGGATGCAATAAATCAGCCCAAGCATTACAAGAAAAGTGAAGACGCGATTGAGTGCATCGATGCAATCAAAAGCTCAATGGACACCGATCAGTGGCGAGGCTATCTAAAAGGCAACGTCCAGAAGTATGTCTGGCGCTACGAGAATCACCCCAACGGAAAGGTTCAGAGTCTAGAGAAAGCCAAGGTCTACCTGCAATGGTTGATCGAGGCTGAGAGTTGATCAACGGTCGAGCTAAGGGTCACGCGTTTGAGCGGGAGCTTATCAAGATGTTTCAAGATGAGTTCGGTGATTGCGCGTCACACCTGAAGCGGAACCTCGACCAGTACCAGACCTGCGGCAAGGCTGACATTGAGTTTCACAACCTCATGATCGAAGCCAAGCGATACGCCAGTGGGCACTGGTACAAGCCTGAGTGGTGGGAGCAGGCTAAGACCTCGGCAGGGGATCAGTTTATACCAGTGCTGATATACAAGTATGACCGCCAACCCATACGCATGGTATTTCCGTTACGGACATTCAAGGAATACTCATTTAAAACTGTCGAGACAATCACGGTCGATTGGGAGACAGGCATCTTGCTGATGCGAGAGTTATTAGAGGTTCCCGATGAAGCCAGCACAGTTCAACGCCGAAATTAAATTAGCGGCGAAAAAAACTTACTACCCCCAGTGCCTTAAATACATAGAGGACAACCTAACCCCAGAGTTTCATGATCTGGCAAGGGCAACACTGGTCTACTACCTGCCAAGCAATATTCTCGACCTGCCAAGCAAGGATGAGAGAAGGGCAGCGATAGAAAGCATTCCGCATGACGCAACACCCAGCCACACTAGGCAGCTGGTAGAGCATGGCGTTAAGACGTTGTGGCAGAAGGAGCGCAATGGGATTTCAAGATGATCTAAGGCGAGGCGTGGCTGTTGAGGATGATCTGCTTCGACGGCTGCGTACCATCTTCCCAAACGCCAAGCGAGCAGAGGGGCTGCACCCTCAGTGGGACATAGAGATTCCTGAGCTGGGTAAAACTGTTGAGGTTAAATACGATCCGATGAGCCAGAAGACCGGCAACATTGTGATTGAGTACTACCACAACAAGCCATCGGCATTTAGCGTTTCTATTGCAGACTACTGGGTGATTGATACAGGCAATGGGGAGTATTGGTTTAGCAGGGAGGGGATACTGGAGTGTATCTTGCTGGAGGGAATGGAGCCGGTCTGCTTTACTGGTACTACAGACCGGCATCCAAAGTGGGTCTTTCTTATTCCTAAATGCGTTTTAATTCGATACTCAAACGCAGTGCTATCAGGGCAACCTTAGGCATCGGCTGTTTACGGCTGCCAGTTCTCAGCCAGTTAATCACCCCGTCATACTTGACCTGAAGCACGTCGGCTATTTGCTGAACGCTGAGGTCATGCTCTTTCATCAGCCTAGTCAGCTCTTCGTTTGCTTCCATTCTGTTCTCTTCGCTTTTCATAGTATTCCTGTCTATCTTTTACGTGGAGCATGGCGCCGCCAAATGCTGCGGCAAATATTGTAAGAGCGATTATTGCGATTGCCCATTCTAAATAAATCATCGGAAATCTCCCATATCAACGACATTGTCAGTCAGGGGTCTGATGCGGCATTCAGTTTCGTACTCCATGTAGTCAGCCAGCCACTCATGGTTGTGGGTTACGCCCCAGAGATCGGTGTTCAGGTCTTCGACCTTGGCGTACTCGACTGCTGCGCGAATGGCGTATGGGTGCATGTCGGCAAACACTCTGCGGGTACTTATATCGCAGGATGATATGGCTGAGTGCAGATCGCTTAGGGCTTTGGCTATATGCTCGGTTCTGGTGTCAGCAATGCCAGCTTGTTTTAGTTTCTGTTCAAATAAGAACATAGGTCTTCCTCTCTTTGGTTAGTTCATGCCACGCTACCCGCAGATCGCGTCGCAGAAACTGACAAAAAAGAGACGCCGTCCATAGCGTCGAATCGGTGCTGAAGCCCAGCACAAGTTGGGGGAAACTGCTAAGTACACAAACGGGTTCAAAAATTACTAATTATGTACAGCGTAAATGTGCATGTAAGAAATGATGGCTATAAAGCTAAACAGCAGGGTGAGTTGAGCCGCGAAAAGATAATTTTTCACCAGTTCACCTCCGCGTATTCTGTAACCTCGTCGCTGTCACAGTCAGGGCAGTGGTAGTAAACGCTGACCCTGTCAACCATCTGGTCGCCATAGGGTTCGCGGTCTATTTCTTCTGAGATACGCAGCTCCACATAGTCTCCAAAAAACGGGCAGCTTCCACACTTCCATTTATTCATTAGTAATCCTCCACTAGGTCGGTGTAAATCAGTTCCCATGCGGCTTGAATCTCTGACTTGGTGTATTGGTCGATCTGGCTCTCAATTTGGCAGCAAAAGTTAACCAGTGTGTCCATTATTTCGGTGGCAGTCTCAAAGTCCATCCGATAGTACTTGCCCTCGCTATCGGTGGCATGGGGTGAAGATTGATAAATGTCACCGCCCCTTTCAAATGTAAAAGGCATCACGCCACCTCCAGTCTGCGCTCGACAGCCTGATAAACGCTGCCGCAAAACTTGGTGTCCAGAAAGTCACTGATCAAAACAATGGGGTTGCCCTCGCTACCGTTGTTATAGATCAGATAGAACCATCCAAGGGGCAGTCCGTCACTGGCTGATGCTGAGACAAAGTCCTCGCCGGTGCTGGTTAGGTGCTCCAGTATTTCGGCAAAGTCGTCAGACAGGTAAAGGCAAGTCTCTTCGCCATCGTTGACACTGACGCTACAGTTTCTCGACAGCAGCTCATCAATTAGGATTTGAACCGCAACCCGATCAGCCATATTGCAGTACTCAGGGAGTTTTGGATTAAATTCCATCACGCCACCTCCTTCAGCAG